GCTTGGGTGCGCTGATCCACAGTGCACCGTCTTCGAACGCTTCATAAAGAATGTCTTCGTACAATCTTGTTTCCCAATATCTAGAGCGGACAGGAGAGGGTGTTTCAATTAGCATATCACCTAAGGGTAAGATAAGGTCTCTAGGGCACAGCTATACCATCCTTTGCTAGTCCAGTCAAGGGTAGAAAACTCTTGACTCCAGTCTATACTCTTAGGTCTATGCACTATAACATCAGCTGATTGTAGTACATCAACAAGGCCTTGGATATCCTCATTAGCTTCGTCAATTATAGATTGAGGCAGAGGCCCTTCCATATGAGCAATTTCATTCCATACTTTGTCAGCATATGAAAAGCTGTGCTGTGTCTTGTCTAGGGTGACCCTAGCATGGTCGGCATGACCTACTATGATTTCCTCTAAGGGATCCCAGTCGTTGTGAGTGTTTATTTTCAATCGGATAGACCCTCTAAGTCGGCCCTGCCATCCCATACTCGAGAAAAGCATAGCCTGTTTGAATCTCTACCACGATTATACTCGGGGTACCTATCCGCATAGTCTATTCCAAAAGGTACACACGGAGAAAGTCCTAGCCCTAGTTTATCGCACATTTCTAGTTGTTTGGATCTGTATTTGTTTACTACCCAATCAGCTGAAAACTCTTCCATCATTGCGGTGCCTACATATGCACTCATTAGGTTTATATAATTGTAGTTTTCTTCATTGATTACATACAGTTGATCTTCTGCTTTTATTTTTTGTAGTCTAATGCCTATACGCATGTTTTCAACTGGAAAGACCTTAGATAACGAACTTACTACATATTCTATACACGGTCGAGAAAAGTCAATTTTATAGTTTAGATATTTGCCCACAGTTAAATTTAAGTATGCCAAGTCTAACATGACAGGCACACCTAAATAATCACACTGATCTAGTATGCTATCTATTCCAACATAATAAGTGCCACTGTCAGCAAACGGTAAGCTAATCAGAACTACGTCGCCGGCTTGAATAGGTTCATCTTCAAGCCAAGCAAAGTTGCCTTCATAACGCAAACCCTTCATCATCTGATGATAAAAATACTCACCACGGGCAATGCGAAGTCTTTTGTTTCTGTATCGAATGTAAAACTGTGCAAAGCTTTCTGTTGTGCCTTGTGTGAAGCAAGCTTCGGTTAATAAGTCTGTGTTATCGAAATTAAACGGCTTGAACATCCATGAAGGATAAGTTTCTATAAATTGTCGTTTGATGTTTTCAGCTGCGCTCATCTTTGCGCTGTTAAGAGACGTAAATTTTTTTATCGATCTATCTCTATGATTTACAAGTAGCTGATTATGTATACCATAAGCACCACCATAGATTTTTGATTTATTATCAGGTAAGTTAGTATAATATACTTTAGTCTTCAAAGCTTAGTTTTCCTTTTTTCTTTACAGCAAAGTTTTTATATAGTAGAATTTTATCTAAATCCTCTTGTGTTTTAATACACATATATTCGTTTGCAAAGTGTATCTCTTTTCCTGCATCAATAGCTTCTTGCAATAGATCATCTGATATAGAATACATACTGAGTACTAGAATACAGTCAATATTTTGACCTAGTAGATACTGGAATATAGGTAAGTGTGTAAGATACTCGTTTTCGAATTGCCAGCCATTAGGAGCTATATCGTGTTGCTGTATATATTTTTCTATAGTACAACGCTGAACATGTTTTGATAAATGCTTATCAAATTCACTATTGTTAGACATATAGCATAAGAAGCTTTTTGAATTATCTACATATATATCTGTGACATAGTCTCCGGGCATTCTAAAAAACGCTCCCGGTAGTCTATTGTGATATTCTTCGCCTTCTATGAGAATATGCCAATCAATTGCAAAACGGGTTATGTCAGTTAGATTGTTGATGTTGCCATGTATATGCTCTTGAGAAAACAAATGAGCCTGTCCTGGTTCTAATGTGACTGGTATAGATTCAAGAGCTGAATACAGTTCAAATTCTTCTACGCTGAGTTTTTCGTCTACAGCAATCTTTGTTAACTTTCTGCTGTCTTCTAAGCCTGCTATCCACATAGAATTAGAGTCGTAGCATTTTGTTAATGGCATCCATATCGTACCTTGTCCTCTACCATTATCGTAAAAAATACCTTGATGAAATGGCAAACGTCTGCCTACAGCTTCTTGATTAGGTATAACAATATTTAGAGTAGGCTGTCGCTTGATAAGATATCGTTGTCCGTCTAACAAAGGTGCTATATATGTTTCAGCAAACTTGTCAAGCATTTCTGACCATTCTTGCTCAAGAAAACTATTTTGCACCAAACTTGCAATATCAAATATTTGCCTAGGAGAAAGTAAATTGTGAATGTATTCTAAATTTTGAACAGCTGAATATTTAGATTGAATTTTTTCTAATACTAATTTAGGCCAATTGAATTGATTTAAATCGTAATTGAGCGTTGCATTGTTAAAATTTTTAAGTAATGAAGAGTTCATATACTTAATTATAAGTAATTATATGTTACACGTAATTTCACCATTTGATACGCTTGAATTTTCATATTGGGATCTTCAAGGTTCACTTAGCGACGAGTATGGAGTGTTAGCTGACATTGCTAGAGAAAAAAATGCTGTATTTTTAGTTTCTGATACATACGGATCATCTCCAAAATTCAATGCACGTTGGGCAGTAAAGCATATAAAAAATGTTATGACAAACTGTAAACTATATTTTTTTGTAGCAGATGCATTAGATATAGACAGATCTGTAGATTTAAAGCAATTATATGAATATAAATTATGTAAGACAATAGAAAAATTAATCAATAAACCAATATTATTTTATCATTTTTATAAACTAAAAGATATTGAATATTTTGATTTGCCTAATTGGCAGTTCCTTGAAAACGATTATTCAAAAGCGTTTAGCACAAATATTAAATATAAACTTTCTTGCTTAAATAACAGATATACAAAATCTCGTCATATAATAAGTAGCGCCTTGTTAAACTTAAATTCATACATTACATTTAATGATAAAATTTATCCTCAAGTAGCTAAAATGCCAAATATCGAAAATAGTCAGGCAAATGAACGTAAATTACATCAAATATTTCCTACAAACGAATATATAAAAGATGCATACTCCCACGCAAAAAATAAAGAATCAATCGATCTTATTAAAAATTCATTTTGTAATGTTATAACCGAAAGTCCGTTTTTTTGTAAATGGCCAAGGTTTAGTGAAAAAACCCTTAAGCCAATGTTAGCAGCTAGGCCATTTGTTTTAGTTTCGCCTCTTGGATCATTGCAATGGTTACAAGAAAATGGATTTCGCAGTTTTTCAACATGGTGGGATGAATCTTACGATGAGGAACCGAATCATTATATTCGAATAGAAAAAGTTTATAAAGTCTTGGAAGATATTAATAAATTATCAATATCAGACTGTGTTTTAATGCTTACTGAAATGCAAGATGTTTTAGTACATAACCAGCAACATCTACAAACTTATTCAAAAAATATGATAGACAAACTGATCATCAAATAAATATTATTATGAATCATAGACTTACTTTTTTAAAGCAAAAGCATCAAGAAGTTGATAAAGAAATATTAGCTTTAGAATCAGCAATGCATTTAAACACTTTAGAAATTCAAAGACTAAAAAAATTAAAATTATCATATAAAGATGAAATGAGCCAAATAGCAAAAGATGAAAAATGATCTCCAAAAGACGGAGTTGAATTTAAATGCTGTTGGCAAAGGTTTTTGTCTTGCAAAATGGACACAAGCTACACTACATTTAGGTGTAGGACTTACACACAGTTGTCATCATACAAAAGCACATCCAATAGATATTAATAAATTACAACAAAATCCAAATGCGCTTCATAATACCGATAGAAAAAATGCAGATAGACAAACAATGCTTTCGGGCAATTGGGTTGCAGATTGCACCTATTGTAAAACTGTAGAAGACGCACAAGCTGGTTATTCAGATAGAATAATGAAAAGCAGTGCTGAATGGAGCGTTGTAGATTATGAAAAAATATTAAATGACAAATGGAATAACGATGTTGGCTTCCCGCGATCTTTAGAAGTAAGTTTTTCTAACGTATGTAATTTTGCATGTGCCTATTGCGGTCCTACATTTAGTTCGCAATGGATAGACGATATAGATAAGAACGGATCTTATAATTTAGGAGACACATCATATAACAATTATAGAGTACCGCAAATACCAAATAAAGACCAAAATCCATATATAGAAGCTTTTGAAAAGTGGTTGCCTAACATAATTGATAGATTGTATGAATTAAGAATTACAGGCGGAGAGCCTCTTTTAAGTAAGAATACAACCAAAGTTCTAGAAATGATTCGCGACGGTTTGCATCCTAATTTAGATTTTGCAATTAATACAAATGCTTGTCCTCCCCTGACTAAATGGAATGACTTTATTTCTTTACTACAGTCTATCGAAGAACAAAAAAGTTGTAAAAGCCTGACAGTGTATATAAGTTGTGAATCAACCGATGCGCAGGCAGAATATGCAAGAGATGGATTAGATTATACAATGCTTGTAAAAAATGTAGAAAGCCTTTTAGAGATGACTAGTAATGTTAAAGTAAGTTTTATGAGTACGGTTAATAATCTTGCATTGCCGTCTTTATTAGATTTTACAAAATGGGTTGCAACATTAAAAGAAAAATTTGGTTCTAAAAGGGTACGGATAGATTTTGCAAAATTAAAACATCCAGATTTTTTAGATGTACAATTTGCTTCGACTAAATTAAAAAGTTCTTTAGCAAAAACAAACACTTTCATACAAAGCAATGATTGGTTTATTGATAGAGAAAAAGAGCGCATTTCAAGAATTGTTAACAGCGTGAAACATACACAAACTAAACATGAGATAACAGAAAGATTTTTGAAATTTATAAATGAATATGATAGGCGTAGGGGATATCATTTTGAAAAAATATTTAACAAAGAAGATTTTTTATGAACATAGTGCATGTAGGTTGTAGTTACAGTAGAGGCTATTATGGCGATAAAAAGTTAGATCCTAATAATATGCAACTAAATCTTGTTGATATCTTAGCTAACAAGCATCGAGAACATAATTTTTATAATTTTTCTTTTTATGTGAGCAGTATAGAAACACAAGCAGCAATGATTAAGCACCTTCTTCAAAAAAAACAAAAAATAGATGCTATTATTTGGCAAGTAACGACACCTACACGATTAGGCTTTATTAAAGATACAAAAAACTTTTTTAAAAAAGTATCATATGAAAATTGTAGAGCAACTCATGTATCTAATGCTTTCAGTTTACTACAAAATTCTTGCCATATGGGTTTTGACCCTTGGTATGGCACTTGCTTTCTTAATGCAGGTATAATAAAAGATATCAATGTAAATTGGCAAACCAAAACTTATACTAATATGATGAAGTATGCAGTTAATAGTGTAGGATCAGTCTATGCTACAGAGTCATCTATGGCAAACATATTATACACAAAAACTTTAGTTGAAAAACAAAGCATACCTATTTTAATTTTTCCATGGTTATCGCATTTCAAAAAGGTAAACACGTTAGATTGTTTTGATTTTATTGTAGAAGATGAAATTGATTTTACAAGCACATGGCACGACCAAGGACATCATTTTGGTCCTATAGGACTAGAAAAAGTTAGTAATTTAATTACGTCTTTTGTGCAAAAAATCTAATCCTGACTCGCTTTTAATCCACAGTGCTTTATCGATTAATTTTTTAGCAACATAGTGTTGCCCATCTCGGTTAAAAAAATCAATACTTCCAGGAATAAGATGTTCTAATCTATTTGTTGACATAAGCACATCCTTTGTATCTAACCACGGAAAGCCTATAGCGTAAAAATCTAACAAATGTTTTGTTTCATCTAACACCATATCAACTGTATCTCTTTTAAATGGCAATAATACACTATGCAAATAATGTTCAAGCGCTCGCCAGCGAGTTTTTAAGCTATAAAAGGGATCTTGTAATTGTGCAATCACAAGACTACAGTCAAACTCTCTTGCTACGTAACATAATGTATGAAGATTTTCTAAAGTACTCTTTACAAAAATATCAAATATATACTCTTGATTACTCCATAAAAAATTATTTAATTTCATTTGTGTATGTATTTGTAGATCAGTTTTCAAATCTTGATTAGGTTCATATATAGAATGCAGATCAACATCTATATCCCAATTTAAATTTAATTTGATCCAATCATCTAAAATAACAAAACAATATTTTGGTCTATGCACAGAAATATTTAATATAGCTCTGTTAATTCTTTCGTTATTGCTGTGATGATCCCAGTGTTCGTATATATTATTTTTAGTTTCCAAAGTTTTTTCTACAATGGTATCCCAACAATCCCAAGGAATGTCATCGCCTGCGTCTAAATCAAATCTACTATCCCATTCCTCGTTTAAACCCTTTTTGTAATTACCGGGAATAGGAATGTGATCAGTTATTGACCTAGGACCTAAGAAAACGCTTTTATTTTCAACAGGTTGTTTCAAATGTATCCTATAGTTGATCATTAAAAAACCTTTACTTTATAAAGTTTTTCAAAGTTCATTGCATCTAACCAGTCATTTACCATAGGTTTGCCTTTAATATTAAGACTTGTATTTAACAACATAGGACAGCCAGTTGCATTATACCATTCTTCTAAGATGGGTCTTAGTATACTTGAACAACTTTCTTTGACTATTTGTACTCTAGCAGTGCCGTCTATATGTGTAACACTTTTGTAATCATGTTTTGCTTTTGCTACATATTGCATATATTCGTTCATAGGACCATCGAAGTAATCTTTAGCGTGTTCTTCAAGGATAGCTGGCGCAAATGGTCTAAATTTTTGGCGTTGTTTTATTTCATTTACAGTATCTTTAATCTCAAGTCTTGGATCTGCAACAAGACTGCGATTACCAAGTGCCCTTGGACCAAATTCTGCACGACCGTTAGCTATACCACAGTAATGGTGTTTCAATAAATGTTTAACAACTTCCTTAGGATTAATTTGCTTTACAATATTATACCCCAAATAAGCATCTGTAAAAGGAACTCTATATCCGTTAACAGATAATGCTGCGCCGAGTGCCGAACCAGCATCGCCCGGGTTAGGCATTATCCAAACACTGTCAAAAATATTTTTTATTTTTGAGTTTGCAACACAATTTAATGCTACACCGCCTCCGTAACACAGATGATTACTATATTTACGAGCACGCATCATAACTTCGATAATCTTTTTTTCTGCAAGTGCTTGTGCAGATGCTGCTATGTCTCTTATATCATGTTCTATACGTCTACTAATACCAAGATGCAAGTTCTCTTTAAACAAATATTCTAAGTCAACACTAGGCTCTCCAAATGCGGCCATCCCCATAGTAATATACTCGTCTTCATTTGGCTTTAAGCCTATATGTTGCGTAATAGCACTGTAAAATAAACCAATACTATAAGGATAACGCTGTGACCAAACTTTTTTCTTTTTATACCAGATACTTACTGTATCCCATTCGCCGATAGCATCAATTACAACACATACAGGTTCAACACCGCCAAATGGCCTTGTATAGTAAGCAGCCGCAGCATGACTCCAGTGATGGGGTATATAGTAATCATGGCAAGGCCGTTCTTTACGCCAACTTTGTCCAGCATAGAGTCTTCTTGTATTTTTATATCGAGGACGTTCGTAATAAGCTGTCATACCTAAACTAGGCAAAGGTACAGGAGTTTTATCGTTTTTTTGCTTGGTGAATCTTTCAGCATGATGGCATTCTTTAATTTTGCCATCAGCTAGTAATGCATAACCTGCGTCGTGAAACCCATATGATAATCCAGTAATATATTTGGTTTTATTCATAGCCATGCCATTTGTGTGGTTTATTTAAAGTGTGAGTAAAATGTATTAATTTAATATCTTGATTAAATTCTAGACCATCGTATAGTGTTGCGCCTTTTGCTATGTTAGCATAGTTTTCGTTTTCGTGTTTGATGTATTCATCGTAAGGCATTCGTCTTACAGTTTCAACAAAGTCTTCGCTTGCCCAACGGCACACCCAACTGTTGGGCACAGTTTTTACTTTAAGTTTCTTACGTGCTTGTTCAACTACAAAGAATTGCTCGCCGTTGACAGGACCTATTGTCATACCTTCTCTAATGTAATAGCCTTGCCAATAAAGTGGCTTACTTATAAACTCATCAAAAATATAATTACACTTGCTTGGTACAAACTTTTGAAAGCCACCGTTGTAAGCAAAGTTTGAATTGTTCCACCAAGCTGGTAACAACAGAAACTCATCTTCTTCAATAGGATATTCTATAAGTTCGCGATAGTTGTTTGTTAGCAGTAAGTCAATATCCATTACAACTACAGGCTCAGAAATTTTAAGTTGCATTACTTGTAGTTTGTTCCACTGTAGTGCAACTCTATCGTCAAATGGCTGCCTTATCCAAGTTATAGTGTACCCGATATCTGATAGTTTTTTGTTTAGATAATCTTCATATCTTATATCATATTTTTCGCCAATGCGAACACAATAAATTTTCATTATTAACCATGACTAATTTTAAAAGATAATTTTTCGCTTGATGTAATATACAAACTATAATTGGAAAAGTGAGGAATGTCAACTTTTTCTTTATGAGTTTTCCAAATTGAAGCACTTGGAAAATTTACGTCTACAGTTTCGTAAACCATTAGAGGATTATTTTTTTCTGTAATTGCTATTTTAAATTTAGGAGCGGTTTCATAAAGTTTCTGTTGTGTATCTGCATCAAATACTAGATATGAATCATTCCAAGAAACATTAAAATGAGCTTCGTTATTTTTACAAAGTTTTATAAGATTGCTGGATTGATCTTTTTTATACTCATATTTAGAAAGATAAGGATTTTTAATCCAATCAAGAGTGTTGAGATATATCTTATCAGTATCATATCCAGCTTTAAATAATATTTGCCATTCGTAAGAATCCAAAGGCATTACTGGCATGTAGTAAAAATTAACATCGTCGTCTGTTCCATATTCTATGTAGATAGTGTTATTTTGTGGATTAGCATATCTAACAAATAAAATATTATTTTTTGTAAACATTAGGTTTGTTGTACCTTGAGATTATATGTGTTAATAGTTGTAGCTGTTCCGTCTGGAAACTCTTGAGCTCTATAGTCGTCTACATTTACAAATAGTGTTTGGTAATTACCAGCGCCGTTTAATCTTGTATCAACCATTGAAGTGCCCAAATTTGTTCCTGTAGTATAGTTGTAATCAATTCTAGAACCAACAACATTGACCGCAGTATGTCTTACTATTTCTTGTAGAATAGTTCGAACATCAGTTGTTGAAATCTGTTGTAGTTGGTTAGATCCATCTATGTTATATAAAGTAGGTAAAGATCCAGCAGCAGCAGCATCTACCCTAAAAAGATAATAACTGCTTATTGTTGTAGGCTGATCAAGAGTTTCAGGAATACCAGCTGCTGTGTAGAGAGTTGTGTCTGCTCTTGTGTCTAAAAAAACAGCAGTGTTTGCTCCACTAACTTCTGTTGCACCTGTTAATGTCGTTGCGGTGTGAATCCGGTATGTTCCAGCTTGATCTGTTGTAAATGATCCGTCTGTAAGTGTATCGACGACAGGTCCACCAAATGTATCGATCATATCCTGTAGACTCATAGTTTGTATTGTGTCAGTAGGGTCATCATAATAAGCAAAAAATCTTTTATTGTTAGTATCAACAGGGGTACTTACAGATGATATTGTTTGAGAAATTTTGTCATAATTAACGGTAACTGTTGATGGTTCAGCGGTAGTAGCTTCTGTAGGAAAAGCTGTAGTACTAGTTGAATGCGCACCTGCTTGCAATCTAGTATCAGATATAGTGCCTAAAGTGCCGCCTGATGCTACCACTGTTAAAGTAACAGGTATGTTAAGACTGTATTGTCTTATCATTTCTGCTTTAATTTGATCTATTTCAGCTGTAGTTGCTTCACGCAAATTTGTACTATCGTCTACTAATGGTGTTCTTACTGCCATATATAATACCTTATATTAACATGGTATTTATTTGCTTTTACACACCTCTTATAGTTTTGAGTGTTGTACCAGCTGAGTTTTTTATTAATAACGTATCAGTGGTTGGACCAGTGATTATACCTGTAGCTGTAAAATCACCATCAGCAGTCCAAGCATCGTTAGTTTCGTTCCACAAAAAAGTTTTATTAGTGTCAGTGCCTCTTTCTACTTCTAAGCCTGCATTTTGACTAGGTGTACCTGTTTCATCTGAGTTTAATGTAAGGATGTTATCGCCAATATTAACCGTATTTGAATTAACTGTAGTGGTTGTTCCGTTAACAGTAAGGTCACCAGCAATAACCACAGTACCAGTATTATCGCCTACAGTGGCTGGATCTATAGTAAATGTGCTTGGACCACGCAGTTCTGTAGTTAGAGTAAGCTGATTAAATGTAACAGAATCGGTTGTAGCTAATCCTTGATTTATAGCTTTTACAGCAGTTGAATTTGTAAAGTCGGCATCTTCTAATGCGCTAGACAACTTTGTTTTTTCTGCATCAGTAAAAGCATTTGTGTCTGCATTGTTTTCGTAGGCTGTTTTGATTTCTGCATCTGTTTGATCAGCTGTTGCGTTTGCTTCAATTCCGTCTAGCTTCAAACCATCGGTGCTAATATCTCTACCGTCTACAGTGCTAGATACTGCAAGAGGACCAGTTATGTTTACTCCTGTCGCATTTACTTCTAACTTTGTAGAACCTCCGGACTGTAACAATAGAGATCCTAACCCTGCATCATTAATAACACTATCAGAACCGTTATGAACTATTTCTAAATCATTGCCGGTGCCTACTAAAAATTTTGCATTATCGTTGATATTAATATCACTGCCAGAAGTGTCTAGATTTCTTGATAAAATAGCTAGGTTGAATGTTTTTGACACTACAATTCCTCTTTGTTTCTCTACAATATTTATGCTATGATAACCTGCTAAATACTGTATAATTTTGGAGAAGCATGTGACCAATTATATAGGTGTAAATCCCGGCTCGGTTCCATATCAACTACAAAAATTAGAGTTCGAATTTGTTGCTGCTCTAAACCAAACTTTATTCAGCGGTACTGATCGTTATGGTAGGATTTTGAGTTATAATCCTCATATGAGCGATGTGTATGTGAACGGAATTAGATTAGATAGTGCAGAATACAGTGCTATAAATGGTTCTTCTATTACTTTAGCAACAGGGGCTGAACTTAATGACGAAGTAACTATCGTTTCCCATGGCGACATAGATTTTGCTGACGCAGTGCCTGCAAGCACAGGCGGAACTTTTGTCGGAGGAGTAGTTTTTGACTCAAATATAACAGTTGATCAATCAACCTTTACTGTAAATTCTTCAACTAACATTGTCGGTGTAGGTACTAGCACACCTAGTAAACTCCTTACAGTTTACAGAGATTCAACAACACAAGATTCACAACTACAAGTTGAACAAGACGGCACCGGCGATGCTGTGATGAGTTTTGTAGCCACCGGCGAATACACATATCTTACTGGGTTATACAATACTGATAACAGTTTTAGAATTTCAGCAAATGCTACGGATTTAAATACTGATACAAGACTTACATTAGATAGCACCGGCAACCTTGCTATTGGTACAGCCACAACTACAGGTACACAATTTACTGTGCAAAATGATAGAGCGGTGAATACATATGCACAAAAATGGCGTAATTACAACGGAGCTAGTTTAGAAAACGATGTAGTGCTTCAATTTGATGGCACAGTACAAAAGTTTGGTAATGTAAACAATTTTGATTTAGCATTTATGACTAATAATGCAAACAGGATGGTTATTGACACTGCTGGTAATGTAACCATTGCAGGTAATTTAACAGTACAAGGTACTCAATTTATCATAGACAGTAATACAGTAAACATTGCAGACAATATTATAGTGCTTAATGCTGACGAATCAGGTACTCCGTCACAGAATGCTGGGATTGAGGTAGAACGTGGTGCATTAACCAATGTAGATCTACGATGGAATGAAACCACTGATGCTTGGGAAATTACAAACGACGGCAGTAATTATGAGGAAATAGGTGCACCTGCAAAAGGCGGAGGTTCTGACCAAATATTTTTTGAAAATGATCAAACTGTAACAACTGACTACACAATAACTTCAAACAAAAATGCAATGACTGCGGGTGATATTACTATAAGTAATAGTGCAACGGTCACTATACCTGCAGGCTCAACTTGGACAATAGTATAAATGGCAAAATTAAGATTAAATGGCGATACTTCGGGGTATATGGATATACAGCCCCCTGCTGTAGCAGATAATTCTACTTTAGATTTAGCAACAGTGGTGACTAGTGCAAATGCAGCAACTTTAATTCCTGTTAGAGCAGGCGAGGTGATTGAGACATTTGCAAGCCTGTGTGATGGTTCATCTGTAACCGTTAGCAGCGGCACTTATACTACAACAGATGTGACAGCAGTTCAAGCGGTCACAGCAGCTTATGCTGATGTAACTGGATCTGCTATCACATACACTCCTCCGTCAGATGCTTCTAGAGTGATATACGAATTTTCTTTTATGAATAGCACTACTGGTGCCCATGATATTGGTAACTTTAAGTTTTTTATTGACGGAGTAGAAGCCACTGATGCTAGAGTAGCCACAGGTGGACAAGCTTTTATTGAATATGGCAGAATGAGTTTCAAATGGATCGTAAGCATTGGATCAGCAAATGCTGCTACTGGCGCACAAGCCACCTGGACAACAGGTAAAGAGATGAAACTACAAGTAAGGGCGTACGCCGCAGGTAATGACCCAAAACTTCATGGAACATATTACTGGGATGGCACGACGTCTCAGCAATTTTCTAGACCTCTATTAACAATTACGGCGATAAAATAATGAGTAAAATAGGTAGTAACAATGACAACAACAATTTCAGGAAGCTCTCTTTCAACAAATAATTTCACGCTTGGCGGAATAGGCTCAGGTAGCGTCGGTACGTCTACTGGTTCGACCACATGGGATGTATTGTCTGCGCAAACACAAGTTGTAACTGCTTCCGGAGCAACTACTGTAACAATTAGTAATGCTAGCTCGACCCCAGTAGGCACCGGCTTTACGCTAATTGTAATTGATGCTGCGAGTGCCAGTCTTACTATTTCAGCATCACCTACACCAAAGTATGTTGATGCTACAGCACCTGCTCTTAATGGTACTAGCGGAGAATATCTCATTATTGGTTTAGTTCATGTAGGTAGTGGTCAACTGTTAGTCACGAGCGTAACGGTTTCCTAACATGTTTGGTCTATTTGGATATCCGTTGATGACTAACATGAACCAACCTGGCGTCTCCTATGGCGTAGGTACTGGCGGTGATAACTCTTATCAAGCCACTATTGATGGTCAACTATATCAGTTTAGAGAGTTTACTAGTAGCGGAACCGCAACTTTCACCGTAACTACAGCAGGGACGTTTGACGTTCTTCTAGTCGGTGGTGGTGGTGAAGCCGGAGGGAGAATTTCTGGTGGTGGCGGTGGTGGAGCTGTTATGCTCACAAGCACCACTCACACCGGATCAGGCGTAACTCTGACTGCTGGAAGCCACACAATTACAATCGGTGCTGGTGGAACTGGTGGTGGAGCCAACCTTCCCGGTAACAACGGCGGCTCAACCACAGCTTTTGGTATAACTGCAACCGGAGGTGGCGGTGGTGGTGCTTATACTGATTATCCCGGAGATGGACAAGACGGAGCCAACGGTGGTGGAGCTGGGGCAAACAACCCTAATCTGACTGGTTCTGGTGGAACTGGGACCGCACCAACTTTTCCAGCGGGAATAACTGGAGCTGTCTATGCTGGATATAATGGTGGTAGCAGTACATGGGTAACCATTATTGGCACCGGCGGTGGTGCCGGTGCCGCAGCCAATGGCAGTAATGCCACCACCGTTGCTGGAAATGGAGGAGACGGTGTTCAAATAACTAATTTTGAGCAGACCGACTACTATTATGGCGGTGGAGGAGCTGGTCTTAACTACTCCGGTCAAATTATGGGTACTGGTGGTAAAGGCGGTGGCGCAGGAAGCGGGGATACAAATGGAAGAAATACTGCTGGAAATGGATCAGGAACCAATGGAGGAACCAACACTGGAGGCGGTGGTGCTGGTACAGTCACAAACAATACTGTGGACAACGGAGGTGCTGGTGGCTCTGGTATCGTAGTTATACGATATGCTATCTAGCGTCGCCGACTAAATATTGGAAACCAACTAAAAGAGAATAGCAGTTGTAACGCTGTTGTCCTCTCCGCCACCAACATAAATATGCAATATAAAAGGATATTAAATGAGCACTTTAGCAACTACAAACATAAAAAATCCAGATGCAGCAAACAATAATATTGTATTAGGCACAGATGCGAGTGTTACAACACGGACACCAGATAGCAGTTATGCTGATATAAGAAAAGCTTACACTACTACTGTCACTACAACTCCGTATACTTTGTTAGGTAGAGGACAACTTGTAAAGGCTAGTCCGGGTGCTAGTGTATTCACTTTAGATACAAACAATTTATCTCCAGGAGATACTGTTACTATCTATAACAATACTAGTGGTACTTTAACTATTAATCGCAATAATTTTACAACTCTAAGGATAGACGGAGCTAGTACAAACGTAGCTTCTATAACGCTAGCAGCTTACTCAACAGCGTCTATAATTTGTGTAGATGGATCTTTTTGTTTGGCAACAGGTAGCGGCGTAAGCTAATGAGTATTGCCGGTACACTGCTAGGAAATATAGGAATAAGGGCTAAGGCTCAAGAATTTCCCATTCCTACAAATGGTTTACAACTATGGTTAGACGCAACGAATCCAGATTCTTATCCAGGAACTGGAACCACATGGAGTGATTTATCCGGTAATGGTTATGACTTTACTTTGAATAATGCAGCAGCATTTGTTGCAGCATCAGGCAGTGTGCCAGCTCATATGAACTTTGAGTCTTACATAGCAAGATATATAGTAGGAGGAACACTAACAGATGTTCCAGGTAGTCCTGCTGCTAATGGCACGATGATTGTGTTTTCGAGTATACTAAACTCTACTGCTAACTGGAGAACTCTAGTTAGGGGTGCAGGAGCAGACCACCACGTTATAATTCAAAATGGAACAAACAACTTAGGAATGTACGATAATGTAGGTGCAGCTAACTTTGTAGATTCAAATTTTGATGTAACTAGCATACCTAATTATACAACAGATTTTAACATGCTTGCTTGGAAAATTTCACAAAGTTCGCCATATTACGAATTTTCTGTCAACACGGTTAGAACTGCTGTAGGCTCAATTACTAATGCTAATGCATCGTTTGCCAACGGTTTCTCTTGCGTTGGCGCCTACCACGGCGGTTCGGCAACTGGTACTCCGAGTCAGTTTTGGGGTAAGATAATGACATTCATCTATTATGATCGTCATTTATCAGATAATGAACTTAAAAAAATATATCAACACTACAAGATAACCGCAGACTTAACAGACAGTTACGCTGACGAGATAATATTTTCTGACAATGTCGATTACCTAGTACTTGCAGGTGGTGGCGGTGGCGGCGGTGTCATCGATGGCGGTGGCGGTGCTGGCGGTTATCGCACAACTTGGGGAACTGGAGCTGACGGGTCTAGTGGTTATTCCGGTGGATTAAGCGCTTTAGAATCTAGTATTAGTTTAACAACACAATCTTATACTATTACTGTAGGACAAGGCGGTGAAGGTGGCATTGGTTGGAATAACACAACTGCTATTAGGGGCCATAAAGGCAGGACTAGTTCTGTAATAGGTAATACATGGTTAGGATCATTGAATATAGCCTCCGACGGCGGCGGCAGTGGGCATGGTTACAATTCAGCAAGTCATACAGATATAAATGGTGGATCTGGCGGGGGCGGATCTTACGCAGTTTACACTGCCGGTACCGCAACAACTGGACAAGGATTTGCAGGTGGTAATGGATTTTCCTCTAATGAAGCAGGTGGCGGCGGAGGTGCAGGCAGTCCTGGTAGTACTGCAATAGCTAATGTAAGCGGTGCCGGTGGCGCCGGCCTTGCTTCTACAATTACAGGTACATCAATTACCCGTGCTGGCGGCGGTGGTGGTGGATCTAGAGATCCGAGAACACCAGGAAACGGCGGCGTCGGCGGTGGAGGAGGTGGCGGGGATGATAGTCTGTCTCCTAGTAATTATGTAGACGGTAATGCTGGTAACGAAGCAGAGCACGGTCGAGCCCAATATGGTGCCGGTGGAGGCGGTGCAGGCTATAATGGCTCCAGTAATGCTCAAATAGGCGGTAACGGTGGTTCTGGTATTGTAATATTTAGAATACCTAGCTCAGTAACTTACAACGCTTCTCAATTAGCAAGTGATGTAAGTAATGCGGTTAACTGCACAGCAACCTATTCAACTGCTGCTGATGGATCTGGCGATCACGTTATAACATTCACTGTAACAACAGAAGATCCATATGACGGTGTTACTGCTAACGACGGCACATGTATATGGACCCCTACTAAACTATAAATACATAAAAGGAGCGTCTAATGTCCACAACTATATCCGGCACGTCTTTAAATGTACATGGAAATATTACCACAACTAATAATGGAAACATATCAGCTGCTGGTGATGTTGAAGGCTCTAGTTTCAATGGTGGTCAGCTAGGTGGTCGCAGGAAA